CAAAAAATTCGATCAGCTTCTTCTATGCGTAGAGAATTTATGCGAAATACTGGAATGGTTTTTACAAAAATATGACATCAACACCGCTAACCATATCAATGGCAACTTTCGATGATTATGATGGTTGTTGACAACAAAACATTCATTTTGTAAAGAGTGGTGCGCCACCTTTGGTTCAAGAAAGATGACGCACCTAACATCCAACATGTCTATTCCATGCAAGAGGCTTCTGATTTACTAATAAGCGCGCCAATTCCGTCAAATATTGAATCTTTAATTGGAAGAACTTTTGGGAAACTAAAAGTTAAGTCTTTTGTGAAAATAGAAAAAGGTCGTTCCTTTTGGTTGTGTCAATGTTCTTGCGGTAATGAAATATCATGTAGGGGGAATAATCTAAAAACAGGTGGGAGCAAATCATGTGGATGTGTTCGATTGGTTGGATTAATCAAAAGAAATACAACACATGGTAAATCAAAACGTGGATTTCGATCTTTAGTTTATTCCTCTTGGTCAGCAATGAAGACTAGGGCAACAAACCCGATGGCAACTGGCGCTCACAATTATTCTAAAAGAGGTATTGATATGGATCCAAGATGGAATGATTTTAATGTTTTTTACGCAGATATGGGTGATCCGCCTTCATCAAGGCATTCCATTGATAGAATTGATTCAAATAAAGGATACAGCGTTCAGAATTGTAGGTGGGCGGATCGAACAACCCAAAACAATAATCGTAGAAACAATATCAAACTCTATTGGAATGACAAAACATTTACCATCACAGAGTTGGCTATCAAATTTAACATGAGTCGTCACCTATTGTATCAAAGGTTGTATCTTGGGTGGGATTTGAAAAAAGCTACAACCCAACCAAAATCAATTAAGAGAAAACGATGAAAAAAACAGAATTAACCATCTCAATGGCAACCTTCGATGATTTCGATGGAGTTTTTTTTTTCCATCCAGTCAATCCGAATGCACCAAGATCTGCCGGAGAACACTGAGTTTCTTGTCTTAGACAATAACCCTGACAGCGCACATGGGAAACAGTTGAAGCATTTTGCTAAAGATGTTCCGAACATGCGCGTGGTGGATGTCACTGACCGCAAGAGCAGCTTCGTGAAGTATGACGTTTTCAAGCTGGCAAAGGGCGACATCATTCTTGGCCTAGATTGCCATGTTCTGCTTCAAACGGGTTTTATTGCCGCCATGATGGAATACTGGTCAGCAAACTTGGATTCCAAGAACATGCTTACGGGTCCGCTTTTGTATGACAACTTGAGAGCTACCAGCGAGCAGATCAATCCCGTATGGCGGGGGCATGACTTTGGCATTTGGGGAGATAACAAGGACGGAATGAAGACAGGTCAGCCATTTGAGATTCCAGCACAAGGCATGGGCTGTTTCTCATTCGTCAAAGCCAACGCTCCAGAAATCAACCAAGGCTTCCGTGGGTTCGGTGGTGAGGAGTGGTATATGGCTGAGAAAGTTAGACGCAGTGGTGGAAAGGTGATTTGCCATCCTAAAATGGGTTGGAATCATCGCTTCAACTGGCCTCAAAGGACTTTCCCGCTGACCATCGAGGACAAACTACACAACTACTACACGGGTTGGCTAGAGATTTACGGCAATATCAATCATCCTACGATGGTTGAGATGACAAAACATTGGGTGTCTCAGGTTGGCGAGGATCTTGTCAAAACAGCTATTTTTAGAGCAGTCTTGGGCAATGCGTTTATGCCGCCCACAGTCCCGCAAGTTGGTTGAACTTCTTCTTCAATGGACTTGGGCCTCCTTCTCGGACATTGCCAGGCTTGTCGATGCTAGACAGTCCATGTCTTTCTCGGCATAGTTCAATAAGAACGGCTGCACTATCAAAGTAGTCAGGGCTTTTACCTGTTCTACGCTTCATATCCACCTTTGACTCTACTCGGATACGAGAACCACCATCCTGAGCCTTGTTGTCTTTGTATTGCCGGACTGTCATTTCAGCAGCCATTTCCTTTGTGATATTGCGAAGTTGGTCGCAACGGATGAGTTCTTTGCCACTTCCCCAAAGCTCAGAGACTCGATTGGCGTAGCGCACACTGGATTTCTCACGATCAGCAGCGGAAACGGGTCGATCAGATGCTTTCCCGCCAAAGTCCACCCGCAGGAAGGTATTGCCCCACTTGCTCCACATGGCATCTGCAAAGGTCTTGCCGCCACCTGCTGATGCGTCGATTGCCACGTTTTTGATGTCAACGCCCTCTTTAGCACAGATGTCTTTGATCTGGTCAATCAACTGAGTGGTTCGATCTACATCGCGCCTAGAGGCATCATCATTAAGGGCAATGTGCTTCTCAAATTTGAGACGCTTTTTCCCATCAGTGCAAATACCGATACTGGCAATCGTCATAATTGTCTTATCGCCACCGCTAGTATAGGACAAGTCAATGCCACAGACCTTTGTTGGGATGCCCTGCCAAACGCAGTCATTGGGAACCTTGAGGATTTCGGCGGGAGAATAGATGTTGTCGTCGTCTCCATCCAGTAGGAACGCCCCTAGAACGCCACGCCAGTAAGCACGGGTATGCTGCCCTAGCTTTTCTCGTTTTTCTTCCAACATCTCGCGAGTCATCAAGAATGGGTAGATGGTCCGTCCTTCAAGGATATTTGGCGAGGTTTCGTTGTTGATCCGTAGGACATGCGCCCCCTTGCCTTCCCATTCCTCCCAATCGGGATTGTAAGCGTCCCATCCGCCTTCTTTTGGCTCACAGAGAGCACCAAAAGTATCGAATGGGCTATTGGCATTCGCTAGGGCTATGAGCTGCACATTCGGGTTCTGAGTGATGTTTTCCTCGAAGGTGTTTACAATGGCTGGAGAAAGCTCGGCGCACTCATCCAGAATAACAATAATCTTACCATTAGGGCCATGCTTCTGTCCTCGGATAGCGCGAGATGACTCAGCCGCTTTACTAGACTCACCGGGGAACAAACGGATGCCATATTCCTCCATAACCGCTCCTGTTTTTAAGTCGATAGACTTGATGCAATGGGAGGATTCAACCAATTTGCCAGCAGGTCGAGCTACCATACCATTGAAATAGCGGGTAATCTGGCCCCAGATACGCCCCATCGAGTCTTTGATGGTTGTAGTATTGACCAGATCTACGTTCCTTGTTGGGCCAGCCAGCCACCAAACAAGGGCAAAAACAGCAAAAACACCTGTTTTACCGCCTGAACCACCAGAAGTAACAGCCAGCCGCTTGTTCTCAAAAGCTGCTTTGACCATCTTGACCGCCCAAGGATGCCACATGAACGGCGTGCGAGTGCCGGGGTAATTCCAAATCAGATTCACAGCATTGATGAAATGAATCCAGTTTGGGTGTCCTTTGGGATTAGGAACATTCCCATAGTTGAGTGTGCTTCCAGTAGGACATTTCATAAACATCAGCTCAACCTCTAGCTGATTCGGAGGCATGTTTTTCAACTCGATGCCATAGGTATTGATCGTCTTGGTCAACTGAACAAACTTTGGCTGTCCGGTAGGTTTCTTTTTCATTCTACTGATGGGTATCATTTCTTATCCACAGATTCAAGAACCATTAGAAAATCTCCCTTGCCCCTCTCCGTGAATGGAATACACTCCGACCCAAATGGCAACAGGCCTCACAGTCGCGGATGTTAGGGCATTGATCGGTAACACGATCTACCCTGGCAACCCTAATTCCGAACTTTTCCTTCCCACGCTGAATCAAGTTGTGGAACGGATTATTAACAGCGGTCAGTGGAAGAATATGTATGAGGCTGTGGATTATGATAGCACAAGTGGATACATTACCCTTCCAAGGCGTTTGGAGTCCATTGTAGGTGTTACACGGGTGAATTGGCCTACTTCTCCGTATGCACGGATGAACGAATACATGACAAGCGGACCTGGATTTCTGGATGAAACCAGCCGCGATCTTCGCACAATCATTGACCAAGGCGATGTTTGTATGCAGGAGGTTCAGACGCAAATAGGCTATCCAAGACTGACGATTGCTTCTGCGATTGACGATGGACTGGTCGTTCGTCTTTACGGCCATGACAGCAATGGCGATCCAATCTTCGATCAAGATGGCGTTGAAGGCATCGCCCTTACGTTGACCAATCCAACTGTTACGGCTTCGGTTGAAATGTTCGTAACGCAGGTGGTCAAGCCTATGACGGTTGGCAATGTGACGCTTTCCATTGTGGTTTCAGGAACTCCAACAGTAATGTCGGTTTACGAGCCAAGCGAAACAAATCCAGTTTATCGTCGCTACAAGACAGGAACCATTGTTCCACGCGATGACAACAAGCCCGTTCTTCGTTGTCTTTGCAAACGTCGATTCGTTCGTTTGATGCAGGAATCTGATCTTGTTTGGCCCGATAATATCGGCGCACTCAAGTTCGGAATGCGAGCCATCCAGCTTGAGGATTCAGGTGGCGCAACAGAACTTCAGCTTCTTCAGGGATTCTGGCAGAAATGCTACGAAATCCTCAATCAAGGACTCAAACAAAACCGAGGCGCAATCCGTCCTAAAATGGCGATGGATTGGATGTTCTCAGCAGGCGAAACACCACAAACTCGATAATTATGGCAACACAAAGCAGAATGAATAGACCAATGGGCAGTGGGCTTGACCAGTTTTACGGTCAGCAAAATGCTCCAACATCTTTTCAGCGTTTGCAGATGAACACTGGAGC